CCGCGCAGCCAGTAGAACTCGCGATAAGTGAAGCGATCGGAAATCGGATGGATCGGCTTGCCGCGGCCGTTGGCGATCGGGATGTTCGGCTCTATGGCGTGCGCCACCACGAATTCGACGTCGAGCGAGCCGCCGCCCATCTCGAACAGGCGCCAGACGTCGGGCGGCAGGTTCTTCATGCCGAACATCTCGACGATCTGCAGCACCGTCATCGTGAATTCGCGATAGAGCGTATCGACCGTGAGCCGCGAGCCCGCGCCCAGGAAATACTCGCCGGCGCACGGCAGGTAGAGCCGGATCACGTCCTCCTGGTCCTCGTAGAGGATGACCGGCGACGTCCCGAAGACGGTCACGTCCTGGAACATCTGCGCCATGATGTCGTAGAAATTCGAGCCGCCCAGGACGACGTGGACCTTCTGCTTCAGGTCGACGAGCCAGGCCTTCGACTCCTCGTCGAGATTGGGCATCTCGATCGCCGGGCCGAATTCGAACCACGGGCGCGCCGGATTGGTGAGGCCGCTCCACATGCCCGATGCGCACTTGCCCATGGCGAGCACGCCGGTCGAATCGATGATGGTGCCGTTGAGGTATTGGCCGCGGTTGTAGTTGTTGGCGACCGGCTGGTAGAGCCACTTCATCCTTCGGGGTAAAAAATAGGCGGCGAGCTCGCGCCACTGGTCGATCCAGGTCCAGCGCCACGAGCGCATGCCGGCCAGGCGGCGCTCGAAATGCTGGTAGGCGACGCCCCAATCCTTGTCTTCGGCCTGGATGAGGTTGCGTGGCGTGAGCGGCTGCTGCGAGAGCAGCGTCGCGCTTTGCTTCTCGTAGAACGCGGTTGCGCCGTCGGGCATCAGGCCGCCAACAATGCTTCCGCCAGTCGAGCTTGGCGTAGATATGCATGAGCGCGACGGCTATTTTCACTGCACGTCACCCACTCGCAGGTTGAAGGCGAGTAATTATCGTCGCGGTGTTTCCGGTCGATCGAAAGACCGGGCCTGTAACCGTTTGCTATTGACCAATCCCGAAAGACCGCAAAGTTATTCCATTCATCGCAAAGTCGGATGCCTCTTGCGCCGTAATACTTGAAGCTCGTGTTCCCCTCATCGCGGCAGCGTCCGCGGATGCCCTTCCACACGACATACAGCGGGTTTTTGTCGCCGCCCAATTGGGCACCGTGGGTGACATGCACTTCCGCGCGCCGCCGAGACTCACACTCCTTGCAGCCAATATTCAGACCCGAACGAAGTGTAGACGTGATGGCGGACCGTTCACCGCCGCAATCGCATTTCGTTTGCCACAGACGTCCGCTGGGTGTGCCCTCAAGAAAAGCTACCACCGTCAGGCTCCCGAATTTTTGGCCGATCAAATTTGCGGGTGCCAATTCTATTCTCCGAGGAGGCGCTTTCCAGCCGTCGCGGGGGCAGGCGCTCCCTGTGCGCTGGTCCGGATCGTATCAGAATACGCGCCGGCAGCAGCCATGCGCTGGGCGGCTCCGGCGGCCTGCACGCTGGCATTGGCCAATTGTGGAGGGGCTGGCGGCGGCGGTGGTGGAGGGGGGGGCGGGGGGAGATTCGTTGCGGCCGATCCACCGCCTCCGCCACTACCAAACATGAAGCCCATCAACTTCCCCTAGCCGTTGGAGAATGGATCATACCTTGAGACGGCTCCTTGCGTCGGAAGCTGCATCTTATCAAGGTCTGCAAACGGCGAATAGGGGGTCACGGCGCTATAGCCACCAGCCCTTGGGGTTGGGCGCTGACGGGGACGCACCGGCTCGGCGAAGGTGAGGGCGGCGGAGTCGGCTTCGTCGGGCGAGAAGCCGATCTTGGACTTGATCAGCTCCTTGTCCTCGAGGATCAGCTGGTCCTTCTTGAAGGTGAACGTCGTGTTGACCAGGGCCTTGGCGAGGTTCTTGCCCTCCTCGGTGTCGGCCGGCGGCAGGGCACCGCCATTCTTGATCCACTGGATGAATTCAAAATACATCTCGGCGCGCTTGTTGGCGTAGCGCTCGGACTGTGTGGCGTTGCCGTTGAAGGCGATCGGGATGGCAGCCTTGCCGAGGTCGCGCAGGCAGTCGTACCACGTCAGGCCGAAACCACCGGTGGCGTCGATGAACGCCGCGTCGGCCATGAATTCTTCCCAGTAGCGATTGGCGAGGCGGGCGCCGACCTGGCCGCTTTCGACGTTGCGCCAGGCGAGGAAGGGATACATCTGGTAGCCGTGGCGGCGCGAGATCACCGACTTGTCCGGGCCGCCGCGCGCCACGTCGATGCCCATCACGCGGGCGTAGTTGGCACCCATCTCGTTCGAGCGGTACATGCGCTTTTGCGCCTCGGCTACTTCGTCGTCGCCGATCAGGGCATTGAACGAGTGCGGCGGAAACTCGCCGAACACGTTGACCAGCACGTAAGGGTGGTCCTTGCCGTACTTCTCGATCTGCTCGCGGCACCACTCGATCGGCACGCGCGGGGAGCGCATCGGGTTGTCGGGATCGCCGGTGATGGTGAGCACCTTCCAGAGTCGACTCTCGGTGGTGCAGGCCCGGAATAGCGGTCCCTCGCGATGGGTCGGGTTGCCGGCGATGATGATGTGATGCTCACCCTGGCCAGCCATGGTGGCTTCGGCCGCCGACATCACGCCGTCGGGGATGCCGCCGACCTCGTCCAGGATGGCGAGCGTGTTGTCGGAGTGGAAGCCGGCCAAACTGTCGGCCTGTTCTTCGGAGCTGCCCTTCTTGGGCCAGGTGCGGGCCGACATGAACCAGTTGCGCGGGTGCTGCTTGGCCTCGATGCGGGTCGTGGTGACGGTGAAGGCTTCCTTGAGCAGCGGGCACCGGCTGTACCACAGGCTCAATTCCTTCCACAGGCCGTCCTTGAGGTTGTCGCCCGAGATCGACGTCGCGATGATGTTCGCGAGATTGCGCGTCAGCAGGAAATTCCACGAGATCCAGGCCAGCACAGCGCTGTTATGTGTGACGATAAAATCGTTTGTCAGATATAGCGCTGATGGGTGCTCGACCTGAATGCACATGCAGTCGGCAATCTCAGCGGGCTCAATACTATTGATCATCCGCGTCATGTACCGAAGAGAGGAGGCAGATCGCGAAGGATCGCGCCACCGCTCCTTGCGCTGCTTGATGCGGAAGGGATTGAAGGGCAACCGCAGCACTAAACGATAGCATGGCTTCCCGGGCACTTTGGTGCGATCTAGGCGATAGTAGAATGCGCTCTTCGTTTTTTGAAAATGAGCTGTGCCGCCCACTGAGCGAACCAGAAAGGCCACGTCTTGGACCAGCTGTTCCGATGTAGCGGCAAATTGCATGTGCCCATCAGCGTCGATGCCGCCATCGGTATCCATCAACCCGCACAGAAGGTCGCGCCTCTGCTCGACGGACGCTTCAAGAAATTCACGCGGCACGAAGCGCTCGTGCGAGCCTAGATGAGCTACGCCAATCTTTCTAAGACGAGGAAGAAGGCCGTACACCACTGCGCAACGATAAGACTTCACGTCGACAGTGATTCCCCGTCGCCGGATCTCGTCCGCGATCTCGTTGGTGGGCTTGGTGGCATATTTGCCGGTCAGGCGACAGCCGTCGCCCAGCCAGACGCCCAACACGTAAGGATCCACGGGAAGATTTCGGTTCGGATACTGAGCCGGTCCCTGTCGCGGAATTTCAAATTGCCGCCCATTCCACTGGCCATTCTTCACGCGCACGCCACGAGTCACGATCTGTTCAGTCGTAAGGACGGACCAGACAGGTGCCTCAACCGCCTGTCGTTCGCCTACGTCCAGATCATCCTCTAGCGCGACGGTTCCCCATCGGGCATGGGCGCGACGGACCGCCAAACGACGATAGTCCTCTGGCGTGAACCTTTGAAACTTCCTTTGCCGTTCTGCGGCACCTCGTACCTTCCACAAATGTTCGCCACAGCATAGTGTGAACGTCCCATCGTCGAATGACACACGATAGATCGCCAACTGTCCGCGATCGAAAACACCGCTCACTTTTGTGACAGTGCCATCGCCAGCGAAAACCTCGTCACCCACTTTGAGATCGCCAAAGCGGCGCATGCCGGAGGGCGTGGGAATGATCGTATCTTTCGGCTGCGCTTTGCCAGGCCCCTTGTTCGCCTTCATGGCGAGCCGCTTGACGTAGGGGTAACTGTCCAGCGCTTCCACCTGCCACGCATCAGGCGTGACGCCGAACAGCTCTTGCACCATGAGCGACGGCTTCTGCCGCCAGCGGATGCCGGCTTCGGTGAGTTTGGTGTCGCCCTTGCTCACGCGCTGAGCCGCGCGCCGGGAGCGACGGCCTGGATCGGGGGTGAGGGCGGCGGCTTGCCGGCGTTACGGGCGCCGCTCGCGAGCGCTTCGGCGATCTGCGCCAGGCTGGAAGCGATCCCCTCCCACGCCTCGGTGGAGCGCTTCATGTAGTCGAGATAGGCGGCTTCCTGATCCGCGGTCATGGACGGATTGTACATCAATGTACAATCGCCGCGATAGTCAGGCCTTCCGCCGGGCCTCCTGCATCATCTGGATCCCCACCAGCACGTCATTGAGCGCCGTGGCGTAGCCATCGCTGACAATGCCTTCGATGCGGCGCCGGCACGCCAGCTCGGCGATCATGCTGGCGATGGCGCAAACCGCCGCGTCCCAGCCGACCGCCTTGGTGCCGTCGAACATGGTGATCACGCGGGATGTCTCTTTGCTGTCGCTGTCGATCATCGGTTCAATCCGTGGATAATGAGCCACATGCCGACCACCAGAATCACGGCGGCTAGCAGATAGGGGATCAGCTCAGCCAACACCTGCGGCCTTGATCGGCACCACGTTGAAGTTGGGGTGCTTCGACTTTATGTGCCGCGCCATGTTGGCAAAGGTTCTCTTGCAGCAGGGACAGGTTCCCGCAGCGGCCCTCTTCTTGTGGCGCTGTAAATCATCCAGCGCCTTGCGGCCTACGGCGGCGAGATCATCCTTCTCCTGCAGGAGCCGCGCCTCGTTCTGTTTTAGGCGGTCCCGTTCGCGACGTAGACGGTTCATCTCCGTATCGCCGTCCTTATCCCAACCGAGACTGTGCCCGTTCGAGCAAAAATGATGGCCGCCCTTCTGGCGATGGTTCTCGATCACTACCCTCGGCACGGTGTATGCGACACCGCACGCCGGACAGTGATGGGCTTCGCATGCCGTGCCGAGGATGGTGACGTATTCCATTGTTACCCGGCCGCTTTCTGATCCTTCGCTTCGTGCAGCCGCTCGCGCAGGGCGTAACCCATCAGCGGCCAGAGCTGCTTGACGGCATCCTCGTAGGCCAGCTGCTTGCCGTACTCGGCGTCGAAATTCTCCGGGCTCGCCGGTGCCGACTTGCCGATGATGGTGAAGCCGTTCTGGGTCACCAGCAGGCAGATCGACAGAAGCCGCGTCGAATCCATGCTGCTCGAGCCATCTGCCTCAACCTTGTGGCTGAGCACTGCGCCGATCGCGTCACCGGCCTTAAAATCGAAGCGGTACCTGATGTTCGCCTTGATGTCGTCCAGCGACACTCGCGGTGCCTTGTAGAGCGCGGCACTGCGGCGTTCTGTCTCTTCCATATGGCTCACCGGTTTTGCGGAAGGTGCCGGCGGTTCTGTGCCGATCTCCGTGTAGCCCTCGATGAACGGCGCGCGTGGACTGATCGACTCGTAGCCGTCGTCGTAGACCACGAAGAAATCGCCGGGCTGCGGATAGTATCGCGACACGACATTCGGCTTGATCTTGCGGGGCGCATAGCCCTTGTCGCGGAACGTGAGCGTGAAGCCAGGATGTGGCCGCGGTCCGTCGTCCATCGGCGTGTCGGGAGGCGGCGGGGCCTCGCCATTGATTGTGCAATTCTCGATCTCCAGCGCCCAAACCTTCTTGTGGCTCAGGTAGCGCGGCATCTCGACTCCAGTCTCGTTCATCGTCTTCTCCTCTGTTGGGTACATCTCGCGGGCCCAAGCGGGGTCCGTCTGAAATCTGGAAGGGTGCATCAGTGCAGCTTGGCGCGGGCGGCTCTCCCAGATCAGCGCCGCGCGCTCGGCGCATTCGGCAGCAGCCAGCCACGATGACGCGCTCATGCCATCCCCTCAGAACGGAACACAGACGCAGCGCTCGACGACCGGCGGTCGACGCCAGCCGCCGCGCTCAAGCACCACGATGCCCTTGTCGTCGCACGTCTCGCAGCAGGCGATCCGCTGCTTCAGCTCGGCAACGCGCGTGAGCACCTGGGCCTCGTTCATGGGACACAACTCCCCGGCGCGCCGTCTCATTGCTTCACCGTCGGCGGGGTTTCGTAGCGCTTGCTCTCCGGGCGAGCGGTGGAGTCCATGATCCACTGGGCGGCCGCCATCTCCAGCTCCAACAGGCGCTTGCCCTCGGAGTGGGCCGTGACCAGGTTGCCCTTGTCCCCGCGCATCACCGCGAATACCAGGATGTCGTCGACCGACCCGGTCTCGAGCAGCGGGTTCAACAGCTCCGCGATCAGCTTGCGCGTGCGGTCGCGGTCTTCCTCGGTCACTTTCTTCATGTCGTCTTCTCCGGGCGGTAGAATTCCATCAGGCGCCGCAGCGCGTCGGTCTCGAGCGTCCCGCGCAGGCGCCAGAAGTGGACGTAGTGCCGGACCGGCGGGTCGCCGACGTACTGCTCGAACATCGCCCGTTCGTAGACGTCGCGGGAGATAAAGCCGTTGCCTCCGGGTTTTGCCGCTACCCATTCGCGCGCCCCCGGATCGACCTCGATCCACCGGCCGTCGAGCACGCCGCCGACGAACAGCGAAACAGTCATTTCCGGCCCCGCTTCGGCTTGGCCTGGTTCAATTCGCGCCACAGGGCCGCCGCCGGCGGCACCAGCACCGGCTTGCCCTTCGCAGGCCGCCAGATCATCGCCGTGCCGTAGATGACAAGGTCGTTCCACGCCTGCAGCCGGTCCCCCGGTGACATCTGCGCCAGCGCTTCCGCGAACAGGCACGACTTGTCGCCCCACGGCGTCTCGACCTTCGCCGCTTGCTTCAGGCTTTTGCTGACGCCGCTGTCGATCACGTTGGGGCCTGTGAGCAGGTGCTTGATCTCGGCCCAGGTCTTCGTGGGCCTTGTAACTTTTCGGCGCTTCATTCGTGGTCGCCCCTGACCAGCCGGCTCACTCGGGTGCAGGAGCCGTCATCGCGCTCCATAGGTCGCGTCCCGTCGGCGTTGACCACCACCTTCGCCACGTCGTCCCGGCCCGCGTACAGATCCAGAAACGGAACCCACGCCAGGCACTTCGGCGCAACCCCCCACGGGCACGCCTTGTCTTTCGCTTCGGCCTCTCTCATTTAGGACCGCCTATCTCGAGCCGTGAGATCTTCGCGGATCACCAGCCGGCGGCTTTCCTGCGCGAGGCGCAAGGCGGACCGCATGCCAGGCTCCAGCCGCTCGACGTCACCCGGCGTCATCGCCACCCACTTCCCGGCTCGCAACTGCGACGGCGCCCCGCAATTCAGGCACATCGTCACGTCGCCCTCCCCCGGCACCGCGCTGACCAAATAACCGCACGATCGGCACAGTTCAGGATCGACCTTGGTCTCGACCATCTACCCCGTCCGCTCAATCGTG